TATCTTTGGGTGTTTTTTCTTTTTTGATGTCGATGAATCCCATATCGAGAATCTTCTTATCTTCTGTGAATGCATATCCGACACAAGTCGTTGATGCATCTAATCCTAATGTAACCATTTGTCTCCTATATATCTAATTTTATTTTAAATCTTGTATTTATTTTATCACTTTTTCTTATTGGTCTTGGTAAAGTGGCTTGAATCACAGGTGTATCATAATCACCATTTTGATATAAATTAATAGTTGTAATGTATGGTTGCCAATCACTACCCGTAAACTCCGTTTTTATATAAGGTGTTGATAAATTAAGTGGATTTGAATCATTAGTCAGAGGAGCTCTTATTGAATAATTCATACTCATATTATAATCTTGTGGTAATAAGTTGACATTATATTCATAAGTTGTGATTGTATTTGTAGAATCAAATTTTATATTATAATTGGTAGCTAAATCTGAATAATCCACACTACCACTCCAAGAACCTGTTTCTGTAATTATTGCTAATCCATTATCATAAAATATATTTCCCACATAATTATCAGATGATGAAGCAGCTGCTGTACTCTGTGAATGATGAGCATTAGTAGAATATAAATTACCAAAACCATCATCTCTTATAGATGGATTTACACCATTATTGTCAGGATTATTTAAATCTGTAAATAAAAATGAACCTGGTTTTATTTTTTCCCCATAATAATCTGATGGAATTGTAATTAATGAACTACTTGGATATCCGTGATATTTAGAAAGAAATTGTTTACCATTATTTGATTCTAAGGATAGATTACTTGATGGTGAATCAAATACCTTTTCATTAGAATAAACGACAGAGCCACTTGTGTAGAATAAAACATTTAAAGAGTTCCAATAATTATTATTAATTGAAGCAGAAACTATCTTTATAGATTGAATACCAATTGATGATGTTGTAAGGTTTTGAGTGTAATTTACAACATTACTTTCAACTACCGTTTCTGATTTATTAATCTCTCCGAATACATACATAACAACCCATTAGTAAGTTAATTTAACTTTAATTGTCGCCTCTGAACTAAAGTTTTTCTTTAATGGTGTTGAAAGGTTACCAACTGCGACAACATCACCGGCGTCATTATACAATTGTACAGATGAAATAAATGTTGTTGGATTACCCCTCATTGATGTTTGTCTTAATTCATTTAACGAACCTGAAACAAATGTTGGATTGTTTGAAAAGTTCATTTGTCCTGATTTAACTCTACAAAAATATTGAGCACTTACTTGGTCTTCTTCATCTCTAAACTTCATATTACCATTAGTGTGTTTTAAACAATTTACAAATCTTAATGCTTCATTTGTGTTTGTATTTATTGTTTCAGAAGTTCCAAAACCTCTAAATTCTGCATCATCAAATTTAACATTAGGACGAGTCACAAGTGAACCACTACCAGGTATTGAAGCTGATAATTCATTTTCTGAAAATATCATTAATCCCATATCAGGGTAGAAGAAACCAAAGTTTCTTTCAGTAGCTTGAGCTGCTATAACACCAGCAGATGAACAACTTACAATGTTGTATCTATCACCAACAGGTGTTGAAGTCGGACTTTCATTTACACTATCGTCTTTTAAAAATAATTGGTCGGCTGCAGTACCATCAGTTTTAGTTCCAGAAAAATCTAATTGCCAAGTTCCTTTATTAATTCTATCTTTCATATTACTTCTTCTAGCAGCGAGAATAAATATTTCAGTATCTTTTCCACTTGTTACAGCACTATCTGAACCAGGAGAAGAAATAACAAATCCACCAGTAACTTCTGTAGGAGCCAAAAGTAAACTAGCGTATTGTTTATAAATAGCTTCCGTTGGTGCCTTGATAGCATCAGCATCATCATCTGAACCAAATCCTCTTGTACTACCAAACGCAACATTAAACTCTTCAACTGTTGGAGTTGATTTGTGTGATATTCCTTCAAAGTAAGTATGATTTGTAGTTGTTAGATTTAGAGACCTTGTGACATTAGTCGCTGCTAAGTTTACATTACCATTTGAAAAATATGGTGATGTTACCTTATCCGTCTGTGTAATTTTATCTACACCTTCAGTTGAATCTAATCTTATGTTTCCACCTGCAATAGCCATTTATTTATCTCCTAATTTATTATCCTTGTCCACCACTTGATAAAAGACTTCTTGAATTTTTAGTTATATTGTTAACAACTTGAAACGATTTATAAGCTCCAGTTTCAACATCAACTACATATACATTAGTTTGTCTATTTGTTTTATCTTGTTGGATTGGTGTTATTGTAAAACTATCTCCAGTAAACGTATATTCTCTAGCCTGTGGGATATCTTCAGCCTGTAAAAATTGTCTACTTGTTCCACTTAAATTTCCACCTGCAACTTGTGTAGCATTAGTTGAAATGATAGTAGGGTCTTGTATGATTATAAGATAACCTAAGTTTTCAGTAGAAGAAAATCCAATTAAGTCTACAGTAATTCTACCATTAGCTTCATCACCTTCATTAAAAGTTTTCACTATTCCATTCGCAGAATCTAAATTTCCTAAACTTAAAGCAGGTAATGCGATAGTGTTTTGATTCATAGTCATTAATCTGTTTCTTGAATTATACTCCGCATGAACACTAGCTTCTAACATTGGTAAGTTTTCTATAGCCTCACCATAAAATGCAGACCCACTTGGATGTGATGGATTCCAAAGTGTGTAATCCACTCCAGTGTCTGATAGTGTAAATGAGGAAATGTTTAAACTTCCTCCATTTTTTAAAATGTCTCTTCCTTTTTTTGTTAAGACTGCATCAACCGTAATTGATGAATTATCTAAATATCCCATTGTTTTCTCCTATGTAGAAATACTTTAATTCATATATAAATATTAATAAAATGAAAAAATATAGTATTTTTTAATTAGTATATTATTCTATCTTGTGAATCTAAATCACTATCATCACTACCTTTAACTATAATTTGATTTTCACCACCAGTTACTTTAACTCTATAAAATGAATCAACTGAATAATCTTCTTGTGCAACATTTAATTTACCTGGTTTTGTATTTTGTGTTCCATTAATCATCTGTTCTTTAAATGGTTTGTTAAAATTAATAATGTGATTTCTTGGTAAGATATATTCACCCGTTGAACTTGTAATAAAATATCTTGTTTTCCCAATCATTCTTCCAACTTGATTACCAGGATTACTACCAATTAGTGATTGATAATTTATATTAGCATGAAAATCATCACTAATCATTAATCTATTGTAAAATCTATTATGATTTGTAAAATCAGTTGAATATCCAGCTGAACCTGAATAATATTCTGTTTCACCAATTGAATAAAAATGAAATCTTGTATCTATATGTGCTACATTGTAATCATTATTAGAACTTAATTGATTTGAAGCAAAATTAATAAATTGTACATTATCTTCACTAGTTCCCCAATCTTTATGTACACTTTTATAAGATTCATTTGCTCTTGAAGCATAATCAATTGTTCCATCTTTTGAAAGAACTACAGTAGAACCATCATAAGTTGGTGCTGTTGATATTGAAACAGTATAAGGATTTTCAATTGTAGTTACATAACCACCAGGTTGTAAAAATGGTGGATGATTATGATTTACAGCTGGTGAATCTTTTAAATATCCACTACTTGTAATATAAGAATTACCTAAACTTATTTCGATGTTGTGAGGTACTTCATTTGAACCAATTAAGGATGGAGCACTTTGTGCTGTTCCCTCTTTTATTGAATCATAAATTGTTTCTGATAAATCAATAGTAATTTCTTTATTACCAATTGGACTATTCGGATTAACCTCAACAGAATTTTTCTTAGATTTATATTTTTGTCTTTCTAAAATAGTTGGTTTTATCTCTACACCAATATTAGAATTTTCATCACTTAATGTTGAACGAGCTGGTACTGTTGTTTTTAGTCCTTCAATAATTGATGTATTGTAAATACTCTCTTGAGATTTTATATACTTGTTTACATCCACCTGTATTGGATTACATTTAAAAAATTCATTTTTAAAGTCATCTAATTCTTTATATGATGAGGAATAATAATAACTTGGATTACCATAATAGTTTTCAAAATTAAAGTTATCAACACGATTAATTATAAAATTATTTACAGTAGATTGAGGTGAATTAAAGACATCAAGTTTTACTGATGGTTGTACGACTGGTTTAAGTGATTTTTGTGATGTTTGTGATGTTGATTTGACATTTGAACTTAAATCACCTAAAATAACTGATTGTGGATTAATCAATATACCATTTTCATTTTCACCAAATGAATTATTATCTTTTAGTCCTAATGTGACTTTGTCAATAATATCAAAACCAAAAACATTTGAATCTGAAAATAATGAACCACTTTTTCCTATAGAGTAATTTGTTTTTAAATTACATTTTGGAGCGGAATCTATAATTGTTACAACTTGACCAGATGATGATATTGAAGATGTAGTATAATTTTCATTTAATTTAAAATTATAAACCATCTCTTTATCATATGAATTTATTGTATTTCCAACTGTAGAAAATTTATTTAAAACGTGTTGTCTAAATCGAGATGAACTTAATCCAGTATTCCAAGATTTTATTTCTGATAAAGAACCACTCATTGAGTGTCCAACTAATAAATTACCTGTATTTAAATAACCTCTTGAACCAGTTGATTCCCAATTTGCATTCGCGAAGTTATTAGAATTAGAACTACCCCCATCTATAGACATTGTTACATAGTTGTACTTTTTAATTGATGTGTTTTCTTGTTGGGCTAGATGCAATCTATACTCATGACTTGTATTAGAAGCTCCAGTGGTCGTTCTTTGTAACATAACATTAAAAATTTCACCATCATTAAAAGATAAATATGAGGTCGACATTGAAACTGCATGCTCTGTTAATGAGCCTGTGGGGGTGAAATTATTACTATTATTTAATCTAAATTCAAGTGATGAACTACTATTCGTTGCATCTGGTGTTAACCTTAAATCCCAAATATGTTCATCACCACTACCACTTGAAAGTAAAATTGTTTGATTATTCGTTGATTGTTTATGCTTATATACAATTTCAAATGTATTTATGTTTGCACCATTTGTCCACCAATCAAGATTTAAAGTTCTTTCTTTGTTTCCATTTATGGTATAGTTTTGTAACTTTTGTTTTTTACTCATAAAGGAAATACTACCTGTCCCTAAACTTAAATCAATATCTTTACCACCACCTTGAGCTATTGTTTGAGCTGGTGGATTATCTGGTATTAAATCACTGTTATTAAAAGTATTTACATTTGTAGTTTCTCTTACCTTTATGACATCAGGTGGATAACCATAGACATTCAACAATCCTCTTACAGAATTTGCAGTACCTTTTGATTTGTAAATGTATAATAAATTGTTTAGAGTTTTTCTCCAAGTGTTGTTTTTAATATCATCAATTGAAGTAATACCACTTAAATAACCTCCAAGTGTTTCTGTCAAATCACCTACAAACGGATTAATAGCTTGATATCCGAGATTTTCTAACAACATTGGATATACGTTAGGTGGTGGAGAGTCAGTTTTTTTGTAACCCCTATCATTTAAAGTTGATAGTGAATCTATATGATTTTTTATCATATCATATTGTTCACCTTGAAGAGACAAAAATGTTCTCATTTCTTCGTGTTCAGAACTTTCTTGTAAATAAAGTGGTAAATTGTTTTGTAATGAATGAATGTTTTCACTATCAAATACAGATGCTGAATCAATCATTCCATTATACCAACTTGTCCATTCAGTTGATGTAGTTTTATAAATGTTATCAAATGGTAAAACATTAGTTGGGTTTTTTAATGTTATTTTTACATCTGTAATTTTTGTTTCAGTAACTCCTGTAGGATTTAAATACAATTGATTAACTTCTTCAGCTGTTATGGTTCTATTATAAACTCTTGGATATTGTAGAAATCCACTAAAAGATTTTGCTGAACCAGCAGTTACATCAGAACCACCAATGGTTAGTCTTTCAACATCGCTAGTTATTGAAGCTGAGAAATCACCCATTACAGCACCAGTATTATCATTTACAGTTGTATTACTACCTTCCAACACACCATCAACATAAAGTTTTAAACCAGTAGCAGAAGAACTTTCGTAAGTCATTACAATATGGTGCCAATCTAATAAATCATCTGACATTGTTTTTGCAACAGCTCTACGAGTAGGTGAACCATCTGGTCTCACTGCAACTCTAACTTCATTGTCAGCATGACTATAATCTATTCCAAAAGAATCAGCTGTAGTCCCTCTTGTAAATATACCTTGAGTATTTCCACTCGATGGGTCTGCATTTGTAGCAGTTGGATGAGACCTTTTTGCCCATATGGATAAAGAGAAGTTGTCATCTTTGTTAAAATTAAAATCAGTTGTATCAAAATGAACACCAGTATTAGCATGACTTTCACTTATCATATAATAAGATGAACCATATTGTCTTCCGTGAACTTCAACACCACTTGAAACGGTAACACCATTAATCGTTACAGCATCACCAGTTGCTGGCCCCGCGTCATTTACAACATTAGCAAGAGATAATGAACTACCTGAAGTTACATCATCAATATTCCAATAACCTTGTAGACTTGATGATAAAGTGTTTTTATAAAATATTCTAAACAATTCACCACTTGGCATCACAGAACCAAAGAATGGTGCACCACTTTGACTAATTACAGTTGTTGGATATTTATTAAGTGTATCCCTCATTTGTTGTGAACCTGTTTTAACACTACCACTTAAAATTATAATTTTTGAAGAACCAGCGTCAAAGTCACCATTGGTTAAACTAAGTTCATTTATATCATTATTTGTGGTGTTTGGCATAAAGTGAGACATTGAGGCCTCAAATACATATCTTTGATAAGCACTCGATGTCATATTAGGATTTAAAATATTGTTTTGATGTAAAGTATCAAGAGGTAATGGTGGGTTATTTTGTTTGTTTCTATTTTCCCAAGTT